TAAGTCCTTATTGCGAGCAGGAATTTGTTGTAAATTTGGATTGGCATAACTAAATCTACCTGTAACAGTACCACCATCATCGGATCTAATTTGATTGATGTCCGCATGAATACGTCCGTTATGTTCAAAGCGAATGATGGTATCAATAAAAGTTGTGTGTGCCTTGTTTATTTCTCGAGCTTTTGCTATCTTGTTAACTATAGGATGAGAATGAGAAGAGAGAAAATTTTTAGTAAAGGAGGGAGCATTTGTTTTTAAAGTTCTTTCGTAAGGTATTTTTAGTTTGTCAAAAACCATGGCAATGGATCGTGCTGCCCATATTTGGGTATCTATTTTTGTTTCTTTTTTTATTTCTAGCAGGAGTTGCTTTTCTTCTGATGCTAATTGTTGCTTCAGTGTGTGAGCTTTTTGAACGTCCACTCTCACTCCC